GCCCTTGTCTGGGTAGTCCTTGTGGGTTGGCATACCTTCGGTTATTTTGGCTTGCGTCTCAGCCATCTTCTTTGCCATCTCTTGGTCGTACTCATGGGTGCGGCGTACAGCCTGCTCCATGCTGACCTTGCTCAGTTGCTCGGGGCGGATTCGGCCAGAGGCTAGGTCTTCCCTGAGAACGTCAATGATGTGATCAAAGCCAAGTTCTCTCATGTCCATGCTTCTGGCTCGATACACAGATTGCTGTGGATCTAACTTGGAAAGCCAAGGGTTTTCTTCCAAGCCTTTTTTGCCGACACCAGACGGCGAAGTAATTGATATTGCCTCATCAGCCAAATTTTCCCAACCGCGGCCCGCATTGGTATTGGCAAAACCAGCGCCCGGAAAACCTTCCATTCGCCGGATCTCTTCCATTTGCTCCGACAACCATTCACCTCTTTCCAAGGCGTCTTTGGGCAAATGAGATATATTTTGATCTGCCAACTTGCGCACCGGATCTTCCGGCGTCGCCATCTCTTTTTTGATGTAGTTGGTCAGGTTGCGGTCAATCCAGTTATTGATGGCGGCGCTTTCAGCCATAGACCGAATGCCTCCTGGCGTATCGGCATCTTGCGCCCATCGGCCACCAAGAATTAAAGCCTCATCTCTGTGTGTTGGTCCCGTGATTTTTAATGGCTTGACGCTACTCTCCACGCTTCCTGACAACCAGTTCCCGCCCTTGGGCTTCACCACATGGGGAACACCCATCGCAGATGCCTTGGCGAACTCTTCCGCCCCGTGCTTAACCGCGGCAGGGATAGCGCCGATGAGCTTGAACGGTGATCCTGGGCCGGTGTAGAACCCGCCAGCAATCTGTCCCGCCCCGGTCGCCGCTCTGCTCACAGGCGTGTCTGACTTGAACGGCAGGCGCTTCTCGATGTCCTCGCTCGTCGGCAGGATGGTCTTCTCATCAAAGCCAGGCAGCATGCGAACCAGGGACTCTACGTCGCCAGGCGCACCTAGGACGCCAGAGACGAACCCGCGGGCCAGATCCACAGGGACGTTCTTGGACGCCTCGCGGTCTTGCTTGCGGCGCTTCAGGCTCATCTGTGGGAACCGACCGAACGCCGCCCCGCCCTCGTCGAACTTCTGCGGCTTCTGCTCGTCCACCTTCTTCTGGATGTTCTCAGGCGTCAGGGTGTTGGACTCGATGTCCTTCAGGTACTTCTTCTCATCCAGCGCCTGTTGAGCCTTGATCACCGCATCTCTGGCGGCGAACTCTTCCCGCAACGCTTTGAGCTGGGCCTTGATCAGCCCACCGGACGCCTTCAGGGTCAGGCCGCCCTTCTTCTTGCCTGTGTACTTTTTGATCAGTTCGCGGTAGCGGCCCATCTCGTCAAGGTACTGGTCGTCCACGATCTGGTGGGGGAATACCTTCTGGATCGTGCCGGTGAAATCTTGGGGGCGCTGGGTCGAGGCGATGTGCTGGGCAGCGTCGGGGAACGACAGGGTGAAGGGAGTCAGGACTTCCTGGTGGCCAAGAGCCGTCCCGCGGATGCCTTTGTCGTAGGTGCGGTGCGCCGCGGTGTCGGTCAGGGAAGCGCCGGGAACCATCTCACCAGCAGACAGGCCGGTCAGGTTCACTTCCATGTTGCGCAGAGCAGGCTCGGTGATCGCCCACTCAATGTCTCGCCCGTTCGGCAATCCCAAGGGTTGCGTCACATCTGGCGTCTTCATGCGGTTGTTGAACCACTTACGGAGCTCAGAGTTATTGCGCATGGCCAAAAGCGCCCCCTCGGGGTCGGCGATGCCTGGCCAGTCGTCGAACTTGATGTGGTTAACTTCGCCGGTCTTGGGGTTCTTCTTGTAATAGCCGTTTGCGATCAGCCTGTCGAACTGCTGCATCTGCTGGGGCTTCATCTTGGAGTAGTCAATCGCCCGCAGGTTTGCGTCCGCAAAGTGCATGGCAAAGTTGTTCGAGATCGGCCCCATGGCCAGATGCTGCCCCACCACGCGCTCGGGATCATAGAAGTCGGCCACATTGGTGACCTTTTTCTGGAACATCTGCGCCGGGACTTCATTGGACGCCCAGAAGAGCGGGTCTGCAAGATCCATCTTGCCCAACCCGTACTTGGCTCCGCCCTGCTGAACCGAGTCAATCCCCTCGATGTCACCGATCCTGCGCAGGATGGAGTCGGAGATGGTCTGGTCGCCAGGAAGCGCCACGTTCACGTCTCCCTTGCGGGGCTGGTAGACAACAGACTGTTTGGCCGCCCCGGTTGGCTCAACAACGTAATCCAGCCCTTGGAGGCGCTTGCTCTCCTTCAGGGATCTGCCGGCTAGGTTGGCCGTCTTCTTGGGCGCTCGGACGTGCTCCTCGTTCATCTGACGAGCCACGCGGGTGGCCAGCGCGTCGATCTCTTCTTGCGTCTTGGGAGTAGCCCGACCCAGGCGCAAAGGCAAAGCGCCCTCAGTTTGTGACTTGGCGAATCTTTTGGCGGCCTCCAGCCCCGACTTCAACTTGCCGGCCTCCGCATCCCCAGGAGACAAGGCCATGATGCCCGCGGCGGCAGCGCGACCAGCCTTCCCATAAGGTATGGCCATCAAAGCCAGGTCAATAGGATCTTGAGGCACGAATAACGTGTCAATGATCTCGTTGCCTATGTTCGACTTGCCGGCACGCTTGGCCTTCATCTGCGGATATACGCCGAAGGCGGCACCAGGATCGCCGCCGTCACTCATGCGCCGCACGACAGTGCTTAATCCACCACGAGATAATGACTTTTTGTGGCCCATGTTTAGACTGCGTAGGGGTTGACACGCTTTGGCCGGAATTCGGCGTAATCGTCGTCATCATACTGAGGCTCAGGGTTAATGTCTAGGAAGCCCATGTCCTTCAACAGTCGGATCGCCTGAGTCGCCGAGTCCACATAGTCGTCATGCGTCGAGTCAGGGAACGAGCACAACTGGCTCAAGAACCCCTCGGCCCAGTCCTTAACGAACCCCTTGCGCACGTCAGACTCCGGTATCCAGACACGGCCAGTCACGAAGATGGACGCCGTGATCTGCAACCTGGTCATCTTGTCCGCCTTGCCGGGGTTCCATCCCCTCACCGGCAGGTGCATCGCCTGCAACTCCTGCAGCAGAGACAACCCAGACGCCTTGCTCTCAATCAGGATCAGGTCGGGGCGCTTGCCTTCCCTTCCGTCCCCATAGCTCACCCGCCACTCGTCTAGAACTTTAGGCTTCAGTTGCGGGAAGGTCAGGTGCTCGGCCCAGCAGTCGATCAGGAGCACGCTCATCGGGCCATCGAGCGGCTTGAACACGCCCCAGGTCGTCATGGCCGTCGGGTCGTTGTGCTCTTTGTCTGTATACGCACAGTCATAAGACTGCACGATGTACTCAAACTTCGGGAACGGCTTGCCAGCAGGCCACAGGCGGAACATGTCACGGCTGACCACCTTGCCGTCCTCCAGATCCACGATCTCACCCAGAACCTCTTGCTGGTACAACTTAGTACCTTTGTACTGCTCTAACTGGGCGGAGAACGACGGAGCCAGGTTCGCCTTGTTCTCATACGTCGAGGCGCGGTCAATGATGACGTCATCCCCCTCCCGCCCCACCAGATCCAGAATGAGGTCTTTTGGCTTAGGCGTCGTGGTCACGATCACCCGCGGCTGGTCACCTAGACGCAGGCCGAACATCATCATGTCCCAGGCGTCCTGGAGATATTGGAAGGCGGCCAGCTCGTCGCACCAGGCAAAGTGGAACTGTGGGCCGCGCAGACGCTCATATGAGTCAGCAGAGATGCCCCGGATAGTCGAGCCGTTGACCATCTTGATCTGGTGATCCTGCTTGTTGTAGTCCTCAATCAGCGCCTGGGGAATGACCGCCAGGAGCCCCGACTGCCCTTCAAAGCAGGTGAACTTAACGTCGTTTGAGGTAGGAGCCAACACCAGCCCGCGGGAGCCTGGGTTGATCCAGCACCACCACCAGAGAGCCTCAGCCGCGCTTCTGGTCTTCCCCGCGCCTCGACCGGCCAACATCATCCAGACGGTGTAGTCGATCTCCAACGGGGGAGGGATTTGATACTTATGCGCCCCGGCCACCCAACTAGCGTGGGCAATCCTAGCAATCCGCTCGTGTTCAGGGAGAGCGTTGAACTCTGCCTTTGCCTGCGGATCTTCAAGGATTTCAGCCAGCACGCTTAGTCATCTCCATGTTGCGGATGATCTCCAAGAAGCGGTCAGCGCCTGCATCTTCTGTCTTGATGGCCGCCCCTCCCTCTACGCCCTCCACAGCCATGCGGTCGCCGTACTTACGGGGCTTCAGTTTGGCAGCAGTCCACTTGCGGGCATCGATGCGGCTTCTCTGCCACTGGATGTAGGTTGCATCTAGCGTGGTGCGACCCTTCTCATCTGTGTACTCAGGAGGGTGTTCGTCAGCGATTGCGAGGATTTCGTCAGCGTTTGTATCCGCCTGATCTTCCCTCGCTCGCGTGTACATCTCGCAGAATTCTGGGAATCGAATCAGCCACCGATAGATTGTTGCGCAGTGAGGCAGGTGCTCATCCTGGCATATACGCA